ATCAGCATTTAAATTTTTACATGTCGTTTTAGATGTAACTTCTATTGGTGCAGTTCCATTAGCAACTGTGGAAATTAATTTACCTGCGTATCTAATCTCCCCTTCACTAGTAATAGTTAATTTATCTCTATTATCAGTTCCAGTATTTAAATATATGTTACTACCATATATATATGTACTACCATTATTTTTGCTTACACCAGCACCAATTAATAAATTATTATTGTAATTATACAATAAAATATCCGTAGCATTACCAGTAGTTGAAGTCGATTTAATAGCTTTGTTATTGGCTATGTTTAGAACACCATTTACTGTTAAATCACCAGTTATCGTGTCACCTGACTTCTTCACGTACTTACTGTCTAGTGTAGCAGCGTAATTAGTTGTGGTCAACGCCGTTAAGTCCTTTGTAAATGTTATTATCTTTTTGTCAGAGCTAAGCGTGGCGTTTGTAAGTACATTACCACTTCCTGTAACTGATATGCCTCCAATTGTTCCTGTATCGCTTACTGATATCGTGCCATCAGATGATACTGAGATACCAGACCCGATCTTCACCGCCCCAAGTGAGTTTGTACCAGCGATTGGCAATACAATATCTCCTGAGCCTGTAGCATAAGCGACTACATCGCCTGTGGCGCGGACATTACCATCAGCATTCACCATGGAGGCCATAAGCGTTATGATGTTGAGTTTCGCACCACTGAAGCCGCTTATGGCGAAGTTGTACGTATTGTCACTGCGCTTTCCGTATTGCATCCACATCGTTTTCTTATCCGAGGCTTGTTCCATGATCCGGAAACTTGTCCCCTTATCGGTGTTGGAGTATGAGATAAGGTTGTTCTCTGATGTGGCTGCCACAGTTGATATTAATCCAAGAGGAGTGATCGAGCCGGAGATAGTAAGCTTCTCGCTCGGGGATGATGTCCCGATTCCGACATTGCCATTGACCGAGATCCTCATTCTCTCGGTATAGTTAGATGATGTTCTGAAATAGATTTCGTTGCTATTTATGTAAGTATTATATCCTTTAGCGGCGGTACCATAACCTATATGTAAATTATTAGAGGCATTAAGTAAAAGAACAGATGTAATAGCGCCTTTAGAATCTTTTATAAAAATATCACAGTTATTGTTAATATTGATATAGCCTACATCAGACATATTACCTCTGACATTAGCCGTTCCATCAAACGATCTTCCCCAAATTGTTCGGGCTGTTTGGAGTTTAGTAGCTGATGCTACGTTCGAAGCGAGTATGTCGGACAGGTGCTTGCCATCTAATAGATCAGCATTTAAATTTTTACATGTCGTTTTAGATGTAACTTCTATTGGTGCAGTTCCATTAGCAACTGTGGAAATTAATTTACCTGCGTATCTAATCTCCCCTTCACTAGTAATAGTTAATTTATCTCTATTATCAGTTCCAGTATTTAAATATATGTTACTACCATATATATATGTACTACCATTATTTTTGCTTACACCAGCACCAATTAATAAATTATTATTGTAATTATACAATAAAATATCCGTAGCATTACCAGTAGTTGAAGTCGATTTAATAGCTTTGTTATTGGCTATGTTTAGAACACCATTTACTGTTAAATCTCCGGTCATCGTATCCCCTGCTTTCTTCACGTACTTACTGTCTAGTGTAGATATAGGCAAATGGCTAATGTCTATCTTCTTGCTTGTGTCGGCCTTGGCAAGCTCCGCCCACATAGCAGCAATGTCCAATCCACCTACTATATTGCCATCTACACTCAGCGTTCCATCCGTAGCTATATTAAGGCCGTTACCGACCTTGACCATGCCTAACGCCCCGGTACCGGCTATAGGGCTTACTATATCATAATTACCGGTTGCGTAGGCAACCACATCACCGGTCGCCAGAACGTTGTCATTAGCGTCAATCTTGACATAATGGCTAGCGTCCTTATAATTGAGATACAGGTTGGACAGCACGGCGTTCGTCCCGGTCATTCCGTTAATCGAGTTCCCGCCCGAGAAACGGACCCATTGCGCCGATTTATCCTTGGCCACGTCAAACGTCTTGTCGCTGTTAAGGTGTATAAGGCTGTTGATGCTCGGCACGCCTGTCATTGCCCCGGTAGCTATCCCGTTGGAGTTGAGTTTCTGCCCCCACCATGTGGCGGCGTATAGCTTGTCTCCTTCCAGCACGGTGCCCTTGGCATTACCGAACTTCACTGCGAACTGGTTCTGCGTGTCCTCCGTGTTAGGTTGGTTCAATAATTGCAAACCCGTTCCAGCGTAATAGATCTTACCCTTGCCGCCGAAATTCGGGTCAAGCGACAATAGACCGGTGGCGGAATCAACGATGAGCCCACTATCCTCCTTTATCATAACAGCACCCAACATGTTGTAGCCCGCATGAGGGAGTACAATGTCGTGATCCGAGGTAGCGTAAGCCACAACGTCCCCTACCGATTTGGCAGGGTAGTCCGTGAGGATGTACCACTTGTCCTCCGGAAGAGGATTGCCGTCGCTGTCTATCGTAACCAATTTCCAATATTGCGCAACATTCGTCCCTGAAGATTGGAAGGATTGCTTCACAGGACCTCCGGGAATAGCATCTAGTGCCCTTCCAGTACGTGGAAGGGCAGTCTTTCTTATCTTACTATGACGTACATTCATTACCATATCTATATATGTACCGATATGGTGTAATACATCAGTCGTATGGTATATCGCTTAACTTGGCGGTATCATCGGAATATCCTACAGCAGAAATATTTACGCTGCCTTTATTGAAATCAATAGTGCATCCTGCCACAATATATTCTCCTGATAAGACAGGATAATATGTTATGTAAGATAACATTGGGTTACCAGCTATCTTGGAGGTAACGGAGAATCTCTCGTTCTTTTGGCTGAAATTCGAGTGGATTGTGCACATAAGCAGACGCTCCAATATATCCGTCTGATTAGATCGAGTGAAAGAGGTTTGTAAAGTGTATTTGTCTCCTTCTTTTTTTAATATGTTTCCTTTTCCTATCGGTATTCCGTCCTCGTTCGCTGATATACATTTTAATGTTATATCATTAAAATCGTTTGCTACCTTCTTATTTATATAACTCTTAAATTCATAATCATCAACAGAAACATCTTCCTTGTTTTCTGTTATAATCTTCATGAATATATTATTTATCAAAATGTTTTTAACCAAACTATCATCTAAAAGGCCATCGGTGCCCAAGCCTTTATCATCTTTTGGGTTAACGACTCTAGCCTTATTCGTGATCTCGAAAACAAGAAATCCATAGCTCTTATTAGTAGGCACATCCAATCCATCGCCAGCAGATGGGATGGTCTCTATATTAAATCGTGTAGGCATTGGATCGTATATATTTGCGTTACCTACCCACGTGTCCAATACGCTTCCAGTTATCGATGATTCTTGACTTATCCATAACAGGCATTTACCTTGCTCTATCACCCCATTTGACACATCAACCCAAAATGATCCGTTATCATTGATAAGATCAAGGTATCTCAACGGTTTACCGGAACTATCTGTCATATAAAGATTGCAATACAATTTCATTGTTCCGCTGTTTGGATTGTCTTTGACTCCACTATCCTCATTAAATGGATTTTCTCTCGTATTAACGTATGCCTGTAATATAAGATTTATAAAACATAAAGTATCCGAACCTAAAATATAATTAGGATATCTAATCCTATAAATAGGATATATATTAGAAGGATTTGGATCATAGTCTAATAAAGCACCCTCTATATCTGATTCATAATCTCTCTTGTATATGGCGAACTTCCCAGAAAGATTTTCAACACCAACACATTTTGAATAATAATACAATTTAAAGTCACGTCCTAGATAGCTATCAATAAGATCACTTAATGAGTTTTCTGAAACATCTATATCCACCATGCTGTTATCTCCATACAGCGAGCTAGTGATCTTAACATTGTTAATCATTTCTTCAAATCCATAATCGCCGTTTTTTGACATTAACCCTACGTCTAATATATTCCCATAAAAAAAATCAACGTTTTCGTTTGCCTCGAATGCATATGTCTTAAAATCATATCTTTTCATTGGTAAACCTCGTTTCACGGTATTATAGTCATAAATATATACATTCCCGTTTTTTTGTACCATCATCAATCCAAATGGCTGAAAGATCGACTCCAATATTTCCCTGCAACTCATTGATACTCCATCCTCGTCATAAAAGTTGGAAGACATGATAAATGATTTATGCAAAGCGGTTTCCTGATCGCTCATCGTGACACCTTCTAAAATAGTGTCACATCCTATATACAGCTTAGAGAATGGGAGCCCAAGATTGTCTAGGCATCTATTTATATGCGTTATCATAGATGCTATGTCATCATATTTATTCCCCTTATCATCCGTATATTTTATCCGTTCTAAGATATTGAAATCAGCAGCCGTGAACTCTACAGGGTATGGATGAAAAGAAGATAAGGTCTCGTTGTACAACTCTGAATCAAGCCAACCGTGCCAAAAGATCTTATTATTCCTATATAGGGAGACCATATATCCCTGCATATCATCAGTATGTAGATCTTTAAACTGAAAATTAGTCTCGCTCACTAGTTCAATAGTGGCCTGAGCTCCTTGTATCGGAGTTAACTTATTAGTATCTTGATATTGAAGTAAGAATGGAGTACCCGTTGTTTTTACGAGCTGATCTATCTGCTCGTTTTTAGATAATATATCTATCCTATTCAAGGCCCCATCTATGCCTTTAAACTCATTGTGATATTTCCTATTCATCTTCCTCTTCTTAATTTTCTATTCGTATTATCCAATAATATTTTCATCTGCTCTCCTGACACTACCACCTCGCCGGTGACACGTACATCTTTCCCATTAGCTCCTCCTTTACTGTTTAATATATCGAACAAACGTCCTTGCTGAGATCTATTCAATATCATTTCTCCTGAATTGACCATCGCCGGAACACGATCCCCCGAGTACAGGTTACCGGGGACTATACCGCCATTAGCGAATTTAGGGATATTGGCCATCGCCGCTATTACCGATGCCACTGCGGTACCGGCCATTACCCACCCTACCACGGGGATGGAGGAAACTGATGCCGCCGCCCCTGTAGCTGCGACAGACGCATTCTTAGTGGCAAGAGCTGATAATTGAGGCAAGGCTTGTCCTACAGCTTGGATGATATTAGACGCATATCTTAACCATGATGCGGCTCCCTCATTTGTTAACCGAGAAACAGAGGACATCATATTACCGATAGCTTCTAATGAATCAGCGTATTCATAATTTGACTTGATAGCGTCACCGGATACGCCTTTAACCGATATATAGCCAGACTTAATATCCTTCGTTGCATTACGGCCTTTTGCTGACACACCGTATTTATCCCCCTCCATCGGCTTCAATCGTCCAAGCGTAGCTTCCAGCTCTATGTTATATTTTTCTTTATTGATCTTCTCTATAGCCGTGCGGATCCCTTGTCTTACAGCCTCGTCCGTTTCCGTGTTAAGTTTTTTCGTTAGGCTTGATATCTGGGCGTTAAGATAATCTATGGAGCCTTCAGGTAAGGGTTCCATCTCTATCTTTAATTTCTCATCCTTCAACTTTTCTATGGCAATACGGATTCCTTGCCTCGTGGCCTCGTCCGTTGCGGATTTTAATTTCTTTGATAAATCTGATATCTGGGTCTCGATATAATCTATTGAGCCTTTAGCGGCTACATCTGACACGGCAATAGGTTTCCCTTTATCAGTTTTATCTTTTAGAGTCGTATTATTCAAAAATTCTTTTATTTTCGCATCTGCTTTTTCTCTTACACTCAATTCCTCTTGTATATATTTTATCCTCTCCTTGGTATCATGGATGGATTGGAGAATATCTCCTCTCTCTTTTCGGTTATAATAACCGGGCATTCCTGCCAACTCCTTTCGTCTCTTCTCTAGATCTCCCAAGGACATAGTTAAGGATGACAAATCGCTTTTGAGAACATCTATCTTATAGGCTTCTGTCTCATCATATTCTATAGCGGTTAATTCTATAGAACGTTGCTTTGATAGCCCCCCGCTTATGTTTGCATCATAAGCTCCTTTTATTTTATCAATTATTTTATTTGCCTTATCACCAATGACCTTTTCTTGTATCTCATCTTGTGTTTTCGCTAAATCAGTAAGATTCTGTATCAATGAGGCTACTCCTTGGGCGGCGGTAGACAAAAAACCATTTGATTTGTTCATGGTTAGAATAAACCCTTCCCATGCGGATGATACCGCATTTAAAGATCCCTCCAAATTTGCGTTATTAATCCGTTGTTGCTCTAAAGCCGTGTTTGTCCCAGTTATGGCATCGATATACCCTTTGTATTGATCTTTTGCGTTAACCAGAGCTAAAGCCGCCGTAACGCTCTCTCTTCCGAACATTTTAGTCATTTGGGTAGCATCTAGATTTTTGCTTGCCAGATTATCTAAAGCTTTGGATAAACCAACCACAGAAGGTCTAAGATTATTATCAGAGCTTCCTTCCAATATCAAGAATATATTACGCAAATTCGTCCCAGCCTCACTAGCTTCCGTTATTTTAGGGGCGATAGTCTCAATAGCGGCTACAAGCTCATTGTATTTAACACCTACGGAATTAGCAGCACCTCCGGATTTCTCTATAGCCTTGGATAAATATTGTATATCAGCCGATCCCGCTTGCGATGCAGCCGCCAATATATTAATATATTCACCTGCCACATTAGCACTCTCACCCATTTGGTTTATAGATCCAGATAAAGCTTTTGCCGCAGATGGGACATCCATACCCGCAGCTTCGGCTAAGATAATGGCTTGTTTCGTGACCTCGTTAAGCGCCTCTCTATTTTTCAATAATTCAGGCTGTTGTGAACCTATCAATTTGTAAGCCTCAACTACTTGCGATGCTGTTTGTGTAGATGTAGATCCTAAATCAATAGCAGCTTTCTTGAAATACTCCATATCCTTAGCCCCAAGTCCGGTTAAAGATCTAAGACCTGACAATGATTTCTCGAACTCCATGCTTTTCTTGGTAACGTCCATAAGCGCAAATGAGATGCCGCCAAGAGTGGCAAAACCTTTTGTCATGCTAACGATTGACCCTCCAACTGACTCTGTCACTTTCTTGAAATCAGAGACCTGTTTTCTTGTCTTATTTATAGACCTGTCAAACTCATTATTCTTGAACAGGATTCTTACGAATAGATCCGCCGCCATTATTCTTCAATTTTACAAATTCATTTAACATATAGCTCAATCTCTCACGCTCTTCCTCTGGCATCTCCATGCTGTCATTCTCATCCCAAGGGAAGGGCATCATATCCTTTATATCTATACGTTTGCTGCTATTTACTTGGGCTATCGTATAAACCAATTGGCGGGTTTGATTCCAACTCTCTATGTACTTCTTATGGATACCTTCCATACAAGCGTCAATCTCATATGGTTCCATATCATCAAGCACATAGGCCGGATCAAGCCCGCCAACAAAAACCAAGGCTTGGAATATATCCTTACCGCTTATTCTTTTTTTTTATCTTCATTATCAGTGTTATCCGTATTTTCCAATATCTCCTTCCTCTTGTTGTACTCTACGGACCATTTCAAAAAATCGATATATATAGACTCGTCATCGCACAATATGTCGGTAAAAGCCTCCAAGTCCATAGTGAAACCCCTATTGCACGCTAACAATACAGAATAAAAGAACACGATATTCTCAAACGTCAACATGTCATCGCCGATATTCTTTCCCATGATCTTCTCGTAAATCATTCGGACGCGAAGATTATATCCAAGGCGATACTCCTTATCTTTTATAGTGATCTTATCTTCCATCATGATCAAGATCTCTTGAGCAACGGGCCTTTGCCCTTAAATGTAGCGGAATAAGTAGCCTTGTCGTTATGGGCGGCATTGGCCGTGATAGAGGTGATACATACGTCTCCCTCATATCCTCCGGACCCAATAGTCCATCCTGCGGAAGGTTTGCCCGTCTTAGATCCTGCCTCGGCAGTGACAGCGAATGCCACATGAAGCACTTCTCCCGATAAAAAAGCGTCAACCAGACTATCATAGTCTGCCTCAATCATCATCGAGTCCGCTTGAATATCCCAGCTGATTTGCCCAAGCTCGGTATCGCCATATTCTCCAGTATCCTTGTTGGAGATATCAAGCTCCTCCCTTGATAAGTTCATTGTATGCGTAGTAGCAGCGCCAAGTGCTACATAATTCTCTGAAACCTTTTTGAAGAGCATCAAATCCCTTCCTCTTACTACTTTATTTTCCATGTTAATTATCAATTACAATATTAAACGTAAGAGCCTGTATATACGCCTCGTCTTGAAAATCCTCAACGGCGTTGGCAAGCTTTATATCGGAGATATCAAAACCATCCAAGTTCATTGGATAGTCTGGCATCTCATCCACTATAGCGGAAGCAATGTCCAGCGATTGAGAGTAGCTAGAACCGACGATAATAATATCCACGCTGATCATTCCATAACGATAAGACACATCCTTGTCCGATTCCAAGACTACCCCACTTCTTTTGTACGTAACAAAAGGAAAAGGCGTTTTCTGCTCGGCAACGACCGGATATATACGGCCTTTCAACCTGTCATTGATACTCATATCAGCTAACAGTCTTTTAATCAAAGCTCCTATCTCTAACGCTCTCATTTCTTTCTTCCTATCCTTATTACAGCCCTCATCACTCTTTTCTCCATATCGTCAAGTACCTTTGATTCTTCCGAGTCTTGCGCTTTCCTGAAATACCTTCGTCCCGTGATAATGCCACGATTCGCGGGTTTCCCCGACCTAGTCAAATATAATCTAGCACCTTTCCTTTTCATGCCGGTGACCCGATGCCCTTTGGTAAATCTCCGTTTGGTACCAAGCTCAAAAAACTTGGCTCTAAAATCCCCAAGAATATCAACAACGGCATCTTTGGTTTTCTTATTAACGTTAAGCCTTACCAATGGTAATCTCTTGGTTGATCCGTTACGGTCTTTATAGACATTGAAAGCCTTGAAAGCAGTTCCGGAACCAAAGTTCTGGATGGTTCTTTTCCTTATGATCTGTCCACCGGACCGAACGGCGGAAATCATAGCCTTATCCATTTCCTTCCCGGTAAGCCTGTCCACCATCCGGTTATATTCCGATATATCAACCTTGACCTTACTCATTGATCCTCTCCCCCGTGATGGTTATACAATTCTTGGATCTCTCCGGATTGATATCGAGTATCCTGTACCTTATCTCATCATGGACAATAACCATGTCATAATCGACCTTATGATACAGGCGTATCTCGATCCTTACCGTATAGGTATTGACGATCTCATTGGCCTCTATCGCCCTGTTGCCTCTAATGTGGGAAACACGGGCATAGGTAGAGAAACAATCCTCATAAATTACCTCAGAGGCAGAATACTCAGTCTCGGACTTTACAGGCAACTGGAATGTGATCTTATCTCTCATCAACCCCGCTCTCATGATCCTTTGGATTATAATACCTTACATAAGGAAACAATAAGCTATCTACCATCATGGGCACCTTGCTAGAGGAAACGAAAGCTATTGGCTCCCTATTCTCGTAATAGTGAGCCACGACAAGCTTGGCGGCATGTTTGACCGGAAGAGGTATAATACCGTCCGGAAAAACATCCGTCAATGAGTCGAATTTTAAACGATTAGCGATGTCGATCTCTGACATATCTATCAATTCCTCGATATACATATCATCATCGGTATAATCCAAATCCACTCTTAAATGCCTCTTTGCCTCCTCTAGCGTAAGTATCATGAGCCAAGTTATTTAATAGATCCAACAGCGAATGATTCTTTTCTGCGAGGCTTGGCATCAAAGAAGGCGTTGATAACTAATCGGACCTCACCATCAGCGGCCTTCGTGTAAGGATCAACCGTGATATCCAACGCACCCCATTGACCGATAACGAAATCCGCCCAGTTACCGAAAATGATACCTTCCTCATCCGTGCCCTCTTGCAATCCGGATGCCATGCCTGACGTAGCATATACGTTGTAACCATTAGCCATGCCATTCTGCAGGATGAATCCCTCCGCTACACTTGCGGCTCTAAGAGTACCCTTCAAGATACCTGCGCCTTTGACTGACGTGATATAAGCAAGATTATTCACTAACGCCTCATCAACGGGAACCGCTGTTTCCATAGCGATCATATTAGCGAAAGAAGCCTCTCCTGTCACCGTATAAGTTGGCGTGCCAGTAAAGAAGCCATCAGGCTTATTTGCGCTAGTAGCCTCGGCACCAAGGATCGTTTTCTGCAACTTGATAGCCACCGCGCGTGCCAAGTCATTACTAAGCATAGTGTCAGTAGATAGCGTATCTTGCGCAAGGAACTGCTTAGAGATATCAATATAGGCTGTTAAGCGCTTAGGAGCCAGCTCTACCTTTGTGAACGTGCCCTTCCCGTTCTGAGCCGCCCCAGTCTCATTAGCCCAATTAACGGATGAGCCAGAATACGCAGGAATACCTATATTACCTTTCAGTCCCGTTAAAAAAGTAGCCCCAGCCTTTACCATGACCAAACTATCACGGATCGGCTGCAAGATGCCAAGCAAATCCTCTGATATAAGTTCCTTGCCATCACCTGCGACTTGAGCGGAAATAAAATTGCCCCTATATTCCATCGGAATCAACAAGCTTCCTTGATCCACTGGTAAGCTAGCCTCGGTCATAGCCCTACGTCCGGCATCGATCAACCCCTCCACCTCGTCACAAGTCTCGCCAGTGATCTTTGAGCGGATAGCCTTAGCCAACAATCCTCCCCTAGAATGTTGTGTGTTAGCCACCGGACGTTGTTTATTCCTAGCCTCGGCCAATTTGATCTCAAACTCGCAATCGGCGATATCCGTAACGATCTCGGCCAATCTTTTTTCCTCATTCTCATCTGCCTTCCGGCCCTCGGCCTTCATCTTATCGAAAATGCCTTGTTTTTCAGTGTTGAGCAATCCGATCTTGTCTCGAAGCTCCACGATAGTAAGTTGTTTCTTTGACATATTAAAATCTGTTTTTAAGATTGTTATAATAAATTTCTAAATCCTCCTTTTCCCTCTTTTCCCGTTCCTCTTTTTCCTTGTTTTGCCTATCCTCTAAATCCTTACGCTCCTTATCACGAATGCTTTCGATAGACCGTAAGGCCACCTCGGTATCCTCATAAGCCGGATAATACACCGGGCTCACATCATACAGCTTGTCTATCTGGACGATCGTGCGGATATACTTACCGTTTTCGCCTTTCTCCCAATTATCCTTAGATACCGTGAAGGCGAAAGATGACTCAGCGATATCCCCTCTCTTCAGAGCCTCTACCAGCTCATCACCCAAGGCCGTATCCGGAGCTTCAAAAGAATATTTAAGTCCTTTGGCATCAACCTCCAACTTCAATGATCCCTCACCCATTCTCCAGCGAGCCAATACACCCCTTCTCTCGTCATGGTTCATCAAGCACAAGACATCGCTCCTCTCCAATACGCCGTCCAAGGCCGTAGGAGCTATCCGTTCTATGAGATCCCCACCCCACATAGGTTGACTATCCGTATTAAAAAGCAAAGCGTATCCCTCCACATGTCTGGATTCCTCTTCTATGGAAGCCCGGTATGATATTCCTCTTATTTCCTTATTATTTGTCATGCTCATAGATATTTTATTATATACCGAAACGATGTAATACAGCGATCAAGACTGCTCTTTCCCTGCATCAAACTTCTTGTTAGCCACAAACTCCAATGGAACCATAGCGTTATTAACTAGCGGTTGATCCCCGTTCTTTACTTTGGGCATGTCCATCATACGGCGAGCCTCATTAGGTGTCATACCTCCCATCTCATACATTGTTTTCATAAACGTCGCTTGCGCCGCTTTGTCGGCTCTCAACAGGTTGCTTGTATCAAATTTTACCTCAACATAGGATCTCTCAGATGGACGGAATACCTTTCGTTTCATCTCAAGCTCTATATTCTCCAAGAGTGGGGCCAGCGTATCCGTAAGGAATGCCAATTGCGTAGCCTCCACCGTGCTATAGCTGGATTTAGATAGGTCGAACGCCTTGACAGGGGAAACCCCGAAGAAACGGCATATGTCTATCACGTTGAATTGCCTTGTCTCTAACATCTGGGCATCGGATGGATTTATGGATACAGATTCATAATGACTATTTGCCTCCAATACGCCAATCCCCCCATTGGAAACCATATCGGCCCAAGTCTTCTTTATCTCCTCCTTCTGCCCATCACGGAGCTTAGTATCAAAGGACAAGATCCCCATAACGCCACCACCATCGCTAAAGAATTGTTTAGCGTAATCCTCAGCACTGCTCGATATGCCAAGCGTATTGCGTGCGTGCGTTAATGTGGATACGCCGGTTATACCGTCATAACTAAAATTCAAGACATGGATCATATCAGAAGGCTCAACAAGAGACTTGAATCCCGTCACTTGGTATCTCATCCTAGGGATACCATCAACGGTAATATAGACTACGCTAACCAGCCCGGAAGGTATATATTGAAGGGATAACGCATTACCATAATTATCCCTGTCAACATAGGCATATCCGTTGCCATTAAGCAACACGGAGCTTACCAACGTTTTAAGGAACGTGAATCTTGTCATATCCGGGTTAGGGAACTCCCGGAGAAGGTCGTAAGCGGGATGCCTAACATAGGGGCTTTTATATCCCTCATTATCTTTTTTGAAAGTGTCTAAAGGAAGTTGCGCCACACTCTCGCTAATGACATTGACGCATCTATATACAGCGGCAAGTGTCATAGCCGGTTTCCTGCTTGACCCACCGCCAAAGCGTTGCACGTTAACGAAGGATTCAACGGGTTCCTTTTTCTGTGAGCGCCTTATATTTATATCCAAACCCAAAAATCTCATACACGATGTCTTTACCTTAAACCGAAATCGTGTAATACATCAGAGAGAGTCTATATACTATTCGAGTATTGAGGTGTCATTAAGCAAACCCCCATAGCCTCAATCATGGAGATAACCCCGTCTATCTTCTTATCCCTATATTCCTTAGAGGGTTTCGTATTCCCGTTATGATCCAATTTCATAACAACATTCCTAAAACAGAAGCGAGTTATCGGATTATTGTCTATTACCACATTGCCGGACAATATTACACGCTCCATCTCTTTTGTTGGACGGTTGAAATTTCCTATGGACTGGCTTACCGGCTCCATTGGAAGCCCTTTATCCGTAGCGTTTATCACGAACTGCGTGGCGTTCCAAGAGTCATATCCTACTTTTACTATATACAACCTCTTGTCTACCGATAGAATATCGTCCAGTATATAATCGTAATCAACAACGTTACCGGGGGTAAGTTTCAAAAAACCAAGCCTCACCCACTCACTGTATTGCTCCTTGTTCTTTTTTGTCTCCAATGCTTCTTCTGGAAGATAATATAACGTCTTGAAATAAAGCTTGCCATCCTTTGGTATCATGAACGATACGCAAGTCAAGTCCGATGTGGATGAGAGGTCTATACCGGCAAAACAGTCATCATTCGTGGTAAAATCAGCCAGATCCACCTTCCTTGAGCATGCCAATATATAATCATCCGGAATCCATACGTCCGAACTATCGCACCACATGTTGAGATTTTTAGTCTTTACGTTGACCTCATCCGATGGTGTATTCATAGCCTTCCTTACCTCTTTTCTTAGGTAAGATGACTTGACTGTCACGTCCATATTTGGGTTGCTTTTTATCCAATTCGCCTCATCTTTCCAATCATCCTTCTCGTCAAGCGAATATATGGCCATGAAAAAAGAATCATCCTCTTTTAAACCGTTCAATATTTCCGTTGCGGTAGTCCTCAACTCATAACAAGGCCCTAACTTATCAAATCCGGCTGTTGTTATGATTATTTCCAAAGGATTGTCCCGTGTCCCTTGTCCAGACTCCAGCACGGCTTTCAGGCTATTGCTTTTTGCCGCATGATATTCGTCTAGTATGAAGGTGGAGGGATTTGGTCCATCCAATTTCGTGGAATCAGCCGCTAAAACCTTCAACCAAGAGATTGTCTTGTCAAAATTAATAGTATCACGATAAACTTTCAAGTATTTTTCTTTAGGATCAAAAGCCTTCGCAAAATTAGAGCATAATGGCCATGCGGATATTTTTACCTGATCCTTCGAGTTGGCGGCGAAATAAACCTCAGCCCCATCCTCATCATCATTTATAAGGGCGTTTAGACCTATCCCCGCCGCTAACGCCGTTTTCCCGTTCTTTCTGGCCACCTCTATATAAACAGTCTGGGTGAGCCTACTTCCGTCACTCTTATTGTAAAACCCGTAGATACTTGCGATAATCCATTCTTGCCAAGGCTCCAGTACGAAAGGTTTGCCGGAATGCCGGCCTTTAAAGTGTCGAAGGTGGTGGTATAATCGTATCACTTTATCCACCTTTTCTTCCAAAAACATGTACCGATCATCGTCCATCAAGGAAAAAAAACGCTCGCAAGCTTTTTTTATATGCTTGCCAGCTATCACATTCCCTGATATCACGTCTACCGGGTATTGAATATATGCCTTATTTATTGCTGAAGAAATCATCCGCAGGCGTATCCTCCTTGCTATCTACATTGCCACGAGTCATTTTCTTGCTACGAGGGGTAAATCCATATTCCTTAGCGATATCTAGATATTGAGTCCAACTCTCCCGCATAATGTTAGCCTCTGGTCTCTTGACAATTTCACCCTTTAAATTCTTCATTGTTAATCCTTGCTCAGACACGACATCCACACATTCGAGATAACAGTCATAGGCGGTAGCCATTCTATGGAGCTGCGGAATATCCCCCACTGTCAATTCTCCACGATCACAAAGTTCTCTCACTATATCGCATATGACCTTTCGAGTCGCCTTATGCTTGATAGTCTTTGGCAACTGGAAGGAAATATCCTTGGATTTACTTATTATCGTATATCTAGTACCCATGTTTAACATATTTAACTATTTGGCGAATTTCAAAAAACGCCGTGCGTGTGAAGCGAATTGGGACGTGGTTTCAACACTTCCCGCCTCTAAAAAATCATAAGGGGGGGGGGCTATGCCATCCTCCCGTTCCATGCATCCGGTATGATCCTCTTCAACTTATAACAATGACTCGTTTTATTAAGTGATGAAGCAAGAGGCATAATCCCCGCCTCAACCATTATTCCCTTAAACTCATCGTTGCTTATATAGCAGCCAAGCGCATCCCCAAAATAAGTCTTTAGATAATGACTTTCATATCTTTCTCCCGTTCGGCTTGGCACGCAATGTCTATGTATCAATATCACGGCATTCTCTCTTTCTGTCCTTGTCATATCATTTTGTTTTTATTGTGTATAGCCGAGTGACATTCATCACACACGCTCATCAAGTTGTCATAATCAAATGCCAGCACTTTCCTAGACTCCGGATTATCAGTGGACATGAATGATTGGATATGATGTACATCGTCTGCCATTCTCGTAATGCCATTCCTCTCGCATATCTCACACAGAGGATTGTCACGAAGCTTGGCCTCCCTCATCCTCCTCCATCGAGCCGTATTATAGATAGCCATCCTTTCTTTACGCCTCTGGCTCGTCTGATCCCGCCTCTTCGGTTTGTATATCGTTGGCATATGCTTTATTCTTATATAGATTGTGATCTTGTTTTATCTCACTCATAACATTTCTAATCCTTTTCCTTATACGGTCCATTATATCGGAATCCGTTTTTAAGGTGTTGAATTTAGAGTCTTGAAGTATCAAGGTGATAGCGTTATGAAACATGTCCCCTTTATCCATGGATAAATACAACCGTCCATCATCGTTACGGAACTCACCCATCAATGTCAAGTAATATCTGGCGATCAGCTCTCTCGTCCGAACGCCACAATCACCTTTTCTTATCGTGTTTATCCTTGCGGCCATTGACACCCTCCACGTCTTTTAATAATACATATATCTTGCCATCTCTCTTTATATACGACGCCTTGCCTTTTTCTACCATATTTCTTATGCTCCTCTCACTGATTCCATTCGCCTTGGATATGTCTGATATACGATAGTACCCATGAGATACCGGGATCTTTCTCTTTGTCGCAAGATCCCCGATATTACACAAGTTGCCATCGGCATCATATACCTCATCCAATATCTTTGAGAGTCCCGCTTTTACGACCGCAGAGACATTAACGCCAGTAGCCTCGGCCACCTCGCACAACCTCATCCTTACATCAGGCGATACACGCAATGATATCATGTCATTTTTATTGTTCAAGTGCGGAATACCCATATCATAAATATATCTGTATTAAACAATTAAAGCGGAAAATGAAATATAAGTTAAAAAACAAGACGCTTCACTTTATATTTCCACCACAGAGGCAAAGTTATTTAGAATGATTCTAAATAACAAATTATAAACAGTTTATTTTTAAATATTTACAACTAAAAACTAAAACACATAAATCATGAAGCATTATAAATAAATATATTTGTGCAAATCAATCATATATACCATGAACGAAGAGCTTAAACAACTTTTGGAGTGGTTTGATAACTATCAAATCACATTTAATGAAATCAGGCTAAGCCCGTGTCAAAACATATTTGACCTCCGAAAATTTATCTCGGTCCAAACGAACTCTGTACGTCGGAACTGGGAAAATCCGACATTTGAATATGACATAATAAGCCTATATCAGCTTAAAAAAGTGCTGGAGGAAAAAGAGAAAGAAAATATGCCATAGAGCATAAAAAAATAATCATTGAAAAACTTGCGTACTATCAAATTTGATAGTATATTTGCAATATCAAAATAACAACACAAAAGGACAGGGCGGCAACCTATAAGCGGCGTAAGGAAATGAAAACTTATGAATTTACATCAGAGAATGGAAACTGTGTTACAATCAATACCGAAACAAATGAGAATTATTATTTCGGCATGTATATAACATGCCAACACGTCAAAGTAGAAAGGCAATGGTTTAGTATTAATCAGATTACAAATAACATTCTTAAATTCCCAAGTTTAAAATTGCAAACTTCCTGTGCCGTGCTTATTCCGGATGACATTCTTAGCGATATAAGGCATGATTACGACATGGCCTGCCAGAATACAGGAAAAATAATAATCGCTAAGATATCCGACTCCTCCGGGAATATGGTTAGAGAACTGTATGGTATGGCGATCGGGGAACCATTGTTTAAGGGTACGATTTATTATCGTATGCCAGAAGAAATGGGAAAAAGGGTGTTATATTATTCTTGCGATGGGAAATTTTATGATTTTGGCGGAATAGAGGACTCTCCTAGCGAAGTTGAACTTTCGTGCAAAGAAAATGAGGAATCTCGTTTTTGGTTTAATCACTTTATTCCAAGCGATCCCTTTGATATCATGACATTAGGCTATGACAACGAAGGGAAAAATGAAATATACAACCTTAGCTTAAAGGTCGTAACCCCTATTACAACTAAAAAAAGCGAACATAATTAAATGTTCGCTTTAGAATCTTTCGATTCGTTTCAATCCACGCCCAATATGGACGACATCTACAATAGTAGAAATTATTGTTGCGAAGGTAAGTATTTTTTTATACAAAACAAATGAATACTAAAAAAATGTTCGAACTTTTCGTCAAGAACAACACAAAAGGAAGAGACGGTATTACCCCTAATGCCAATTTTAAAAGGACATACGGCGAAATTTCATTTGAGCAAGCTTTCGAGAGCTATCTTACAAATGTCAACGATTTTCTATCCTTAAAAAAGAAAATAGACGAGTTTGAGTCCTTCTTGCTAAAAGAAGGTTGCCAAAGGATACAGAGCAATATCTCGGAAAGTAGATATTATTACTACGGAGGGATAAAATATCGCTTCAGCAGCCACGTATATCCAACCGGATCAATGACCGATAAGATAATGGGAGTGGTTGATTTAGCGGCTGATCCAGAACTCATAAATGATGTTATTTATTAATATGAGAAATATATCTTTGACCCTTCCAGAATTCGCCTTCGTCGAAGGCTCCGGCCATGAAAAAGGTGGAGATCCCTTATATGGGAGAAACGTTATATTACATACTAGCTCCGCAAGCGTGATGGAGGTCTTCCTAAAAGAAGATGTTGTTTTAACCGAGGATGTAATATCCTTCAATTTTTCGAATACCAACAAATTCGGAGTAAAAGAACGAATGACGATAGCGTTGCATTACTCGGCAACGCTTGATAAAATAGCTGATAGAGATATGATAATAGAAGATGTTTTAAAACCTGCCGCAATATGGTATTGCGGATATTGTGATTGGGAGGATGAACAAGATGAATAATAGAGAAAGAATCGGTAAAAGGATAGCCCAGATCCGCATGGAGGCCGGGATATCACAATACAAACTAGCAGAACTTACAGGCCTAGCCCCGGGTAATATCGCCCGGATAGAGACAGGTAAATATAGCACTGGTATAGACATCCTTTCCAAAATAGGCGATGCTTTAGGCTATAAGCTTGATTTCACAAATAAATAACATTAAAAACTATATTATGGCAAGAACTATCAATTATGAGCTAAAGGCTCAAAAGATCAAGGATCAAATAGACGAGTTAGTAACCGCCCTTTTCGAGGAGAGGAAAAATTCCTTTGACGAGAACAATAAGAAAATAAAGATTGCAAATGTAGATATTGAAGGGTTGAGCAATCTTGAGTTGCAACAATTACTGGTTAAGATATCGAAACTCCTGCAAGAAAGGACAAAATAGTTCTATTTTTCGCATCGCCAAAGTATAACGCCCGTGTTTTTTCTGACACGGGCGTGTTTTATTGGTCTATTTTACCTTTCATCCCTGTTTTTACTGTAGCCATTGACGTAATCTATAACCATGCGATTGGCCTCATCAACCTTTTTTTGATCCAGCCTTATATAAATGGATGTTATTGGCGATCCTATCTCATGACCTAAAGCGGCGGATATCGTCTCCTTCGGTATATCGAGCGAGGCGGCTATAGTGGCCCACGTGTGACGCGCCCAGTACGAGGATAGGCCGGGAAACAAGGAGTCTCCTCCTTTTTCCTTTCCTATCTTCTTTAACCTTGTAGCCATTCTTATCATAAAATAACCATAATCTCCATTTTCCTCTGGTACGGCAACTACCTTGCCATCTCCTTCGTACCTTTTTATTATTTCCATAGCCTCCGGTTCTATCTTGATGGAATATAACTTCCCTGTCTTAGATCTCCGATATTCCAGCCGTCCGTTTACAATTTGGCAATCACCAAATAGGTCCACACCATTTATACCGATAAGATAAAACATAAGCATAAAGATATCTCTATATTTAACCGCTATTCCTTCTAATTTGTAATCCCTAAGTGCTATCAATTCATCTACAGTAAGGGATCTCTTTCTCGTTTGTTCAGTTCTAATCGAGAATTTTCTAAATGGGTAATTACTGATAAGCTCTTCATCTATGGCATAATTTATTACAGCTCTTATATTTCTAAGATGTACCGCTCGTGAGTTTATGCTAAGCCCCCTCTCTTCCATTCGCTTGTCTATCCCGATTAACCAAGCTTTATCTATATCCCCTATAGGCATATCGAACCCTAGCGACACTATCTTCCTCTTAGTGGCCTCATAGGTTATAATAGTATTCTTCCTGCTTTTCGTAACAATAAACCTGTCAAAACAATCCACTATCGTTATCTCTTTCCTAGGCTTGCCCGATATAGCCTCCTCTATTATAGTCTTCAAAGCCGTGTCCGATATACCCGCCAACCTTCCGTCCATCTCTAGTCTATACATAACTTCCTCAGCCTTGTTTATAGCTGCTCTTAATGCCATGTTCCTAGACTTATAGTTCGGAGCTTTCTTGGAGTATTGGCACGAATCCCACTCATCTATCTTGGACGTGAAGGATGTCTTGACATAAAACTTCTTGTGATGACTCACGTACAACTTGACGGGATATGTCCCGTCCTTTTTAGCTCTCCTGATGTCGAGATAATACGCTATACTTCCCATGATGTTTGTTTTTTGTGTCGCAAATTTGCGACAAATTTGCGACACAAAGCTACAATATAACCATAGATAACCATAGATAACCGCAGTTAATTAAGTAAAACGTATTCTTCTTTTTATAACAAACAAAGCACAAAACACTAATTATCAATACAATAACAAAACAAGCAAGAAGTTATACATATATGTTTCGTAAACATTTATTACAAACACATAAAAGATTAATATTCATATATTTAAGATGCAAATAAAATATATTTGCAACAAGATTACGACACAACATTATTCGCCTTGAATCATACCTCCTTGGGTATATTGTCACAGGCTAACTATTTATTAATGGAAATACCCGATAAATACCCATCACCCGTTGAACTTATTCGCCTACCAGATGTTTTATAAAAGTACGGTCAATCACGTCCGGCATTAAATCTATAACACATGGAATCGTGCGAATTTAAAAAGAGGTTCCCCGACCTCACAGAAGATCAAGTATGCGATCTAGCGCAGCTTGGCAAGTCTGTATCAAGTATCTCAAATTCACTTGTCTTGAGCCTATTGTTCATATCCAAGGAGATACTAATATCGGAATCGGATATTGCGGAAAAAGCCCGTTACTGCATGTCCGATCTCATGGACTTGACCAGATGTCTTGTCGAGTACAGATATAGCGAGGCTTGATTCTTTCAATGTGGGTCTCTATATTATACAATGAGACCCACGAGAATATCAATTAAAGGCTTTCCAACCACTTTTTACCAGACTTAGTATTAAGCCAAATCGCTATGGCTGATCCTACAACTGCCATTATGCAGAATAATCCTATTAATGCTCCCATACTATTTTACTTTATTATTTTATACCCAATATAAGCAAATATGTAAGTAACAAACGCCCCGATTGACATGATAATATAAGAATCAATGTTATCCTTATTTATAACAACCGACGCAACGCTCCCTATCACTAATGCCGCGAAAGACAATTTGGAAAGGTCATAAAAGAACTTACCGAGTGTTTCTTTTGAAACCCTTTCTCGCTCACGGATGTCCCGTTTCTCATCCTGCTTTTTCTCCCAGTTTCCCATGTTGTTTTATCCAATATCAATAATCTTAAATGCTTATACATAAGATCATTTATTATGTTGCCAACAATATTTACTTCCGGGCTCAGCATTTCTCTTGCATCGCTCTCCTTTTTTAGTTGTAGCTTGGCATCTGTTATCTGAATATGTCGATCTGTAAACATTTGTTTTATTGTCATTTTTTATATTTGTTTTGTTTTCGACATCAACTTCATTTTTATCATTGATATTTATATATTTCTCTAAGGACAATACCCTATCTTTTAAATCTTTATTTTCTTTTTCAAGAGAACTTACTTTTGATTCTAAAGAAACCAACCTGTCTTCTATTGATATGCCATCTTTAAAAGATGTCATAAAAACAAACATAACGAATAATAAAAAATACTTATACATATATATATTCAAATTACATTTTACCCATTGCTTGCTAGTTCTGTATTTACTGATAGTCCTAATATTTATTGCCTCTTTATTGCCATACCGCTAACGAAGTAGCCTGTTATCACAGTCCCGAATTGTTGATTAGTTTCCGTGATTGGCGTTATACTCAATCCTATAATACCATTGGCATCATTCTCTACAGCACGATTGTATAGCTCCTCTATCGCCTTATCCGTTGTAGCCTTAATGTATTTGCCATAATTAATATTTAATTTAACGCTAGGATCACCAGAGTAAACAGCGTCATCTATATACTCCTTTGTATTGACATCCTTCACCTCATATCCGCTATTGACTTTAGCCGTGACACTTCCGATAGGCATGTAATCAAAGCTTACGGAATTTGATTCTGTCATAAAAAAACCTTTTTTTGAATATTTAGAATAATCAATGATGCTAGATTCTTGTATATAAGGAAACTTAGCGACCGAACATCCGAAAAAAACGAAAAAAATAAATGAAATTGAAATGATTGTCTTTAATTGTCTCATGATTTACGATTTTACTACATTATACTAAACTGTCTTATACACAAAATAACTCTCGCCAACGCCGTTATGCTCTCCTTCCTCACGTCCTTCGGGTCATGCTCCTTATTATATGACACTAGATTCAAGTAGTCGTTACCCTCACTTGACTTCTTCACGTATTTAACCACGACAGACACATCGGAATCATTCTCGATCTGCAATATGTATATCTCACCGTATTGCACGGATTCTATGCTATGCACTTCTTTGTACGCTATTATATCACCGGATTTAAGCAACGGGTACATGGAATCACCTATCACCTTTACTGCACCGTCGCATTTAGGCATATTCGGTATTGATATTTTCCCTAGGTAAGCCTTGTTCCGATCCCCATCCTCCGAGAATAGACGACTTAACCCAGCAGATACATCTATATCGTATAAGTTAAACTCGGACATCGGATATATCTTGTCCGGAGTCTTAGGATGGGACAAAGGGATTATGTCTCCGGATGCTTCTTGGGTTGACGGTTGCTTTAGCATGTCGCCTACCCCTGTAATAACCCATACGGGATCTAAATCGGAATATACTCTAAGTATATTCTCAACAGCGTTAGCAGAAATGCTTCTTGTCTTTCTCCAATACCCATTGGAAAATCCTGCATCCACTTCCAGCTTATAAACGCTAATACCTTTAAAATCAATATATTTTGAAATCCTATCTTTTGCATCCATAAGCGTATTGTATAATTAATGTTAATACTGAGTATATATTCTCGTTAATATGAGAATTATTAGAATATAGTCTATATATTTGCATCGGATTCATATAAGAAACCGATACTTATAAGTTTAATACGCAAATATAGGAAAATAATTATAGTCATGAAAAGAAACAAGATTTTAGTTCCATATGGGGCAAGAAAAAAAATAGCAAAAGACACCGGATTCTCTGATATATGTGTTCGTGATGCGTTAAACGGGGTGACGAACACGGAGAATTCAAGGTTGATAAGAGACAGGGCATTAAAGTTTTACGAAGGTGTTGAAATAAAATAATGGATCATGGCACGAGAGAGAAAGACAGGAAAAGTAGAACCTATCCAAAAGATATGGCTCTCGAAAACGGAGGCGAGAGCGTATCTCGGATGCTCAGAGGATTTTTTGAGATCCTTGCGGGAAAAAGCGGAGCTATCATTCTCCAAGTTCGGCTCCATGATATGGTACGAGCTTAGAAGCATCGACCGATTCCTTGAGAGGAACAAGGTCGTTTAACACAAAGGGCATGGCTAGTGAAGCGTCACGGCCGGAAGCGGATCATTTTAAGGTATATAGGTTTTAGTTAATCTTTCACTCCCGCTCCGGGTTCGATTCCCGGATGCCCACCATTAAGATCTTTGACGTATTGTGACCCGGAACGCAGCGACGCCTTCAACGTCGTGAGGTTCCCGGCTATATCAAGGTAACGTGATAGCGATATATGCGCCGTGACCCACGATGGGATATAGCTTACTATAACATCTTCCGTGTCTCCTTTTGGTGTTGTGCCGGTGGCGGCATTGGTTAACCATCATGGAGGATGTACGATACAATCCCCCACCCGTCTATGATTCGGGTTCGAAACCGTTGGAGGTTGTGGGGGAGCTAATTTTTAACATTAAGGTATGAAAGAAAGAGAATTAAAGATGTGGTGCGTGGAGCAAGCCGCGAGATGCTGTTCCAATGAGACGAGATTGCTGAGATCGGCTGTTGAGATTTTTGATTGGATATCACAGCAAGAGGGTGATCCTAACGAATCACCCTCGACTGTCAAAAAAAGATACATACATGCTTATGTATCCGATGATGGTATTTTGTCATGGGTTTTCCAATAGGTTGTCGATGTTAAAAAACATCGTGTATCCACATTTTGGACAAACGAAAGTCAGAAAACGCATACTACCAGTTATATCGATATCATTAGATGTCAATACGCTGGATTCTAGGTTTACCGCTTTCATGGGGCCATTAACTGGCCCATCGTATCCACAATTAATACACGGTCTCCTGACTGAAAGTGTTGAGCAAATACGCTCAACTTGATTTTTTGTTAGTTTCATATGTTTGTTTTTTAATGTTTAGCGGCCTAAAGATAGGCAAATTAGCCAAGACCACAACTATTCCCGCCAAGAGAGCCAAGGACTCGCAGGTTCCGGAGCGAGACCGGAGGCGGGACGAAACCATTTGCACTGTTTGACATGTTTATGTGTAATAAAGCTACCAAGACCTTAATATACCGCCGTGAGGCAGGCAATTAGGGAATATTAGTTTTTACTTAAACTGTGCCGGGGTGGGATTCCCCGGCAAACGCTCCCTTAGCTCAGTTGGTCGAGAGCATTCGCCTCATAAGCGAGAGGTCGCCGGTTCAAGCCCGGCAGGGAGCACGTTTCACCCTAACGGGTGCTTATTCAATCAGAAAATCAGTCACAATTTACAAAGCAGGTCTCCGTCCGTGAGGATATGAGGCCTTTTCACATCAAGAAATTTAAATCAACAACATATGATAAAGAGAAACCAAGCATGGTTATGGAAGATATTCCGGGCCATAAAGAGCATTACCATCTTTACTTTTAGGATGGTCTTAGCTACAATATTGGGACTGGCCTCAATAGTCGCAATCTTCGAATGGAATGAAAAACCTTCTCATATCCATTTACTGATATTTGGCATAGTATCAGTATTTATTGTAATCAATCAGATTGTGATTATGACTTATGAATCAGATAAATGAGAGACATCTACATCAAAGACCCCGACGGCGAACCGGAGTACGACGGGGAGGAAGACAACGAGGAATATGAGGAGAGCATGGAAGAGCTTAGGTTCCTGTGCGATTCATATAATTGGTAACACCTACCCTTACGAGGTGCAACCCCGACCCAGACCGGCAACCGATATCCTAGACAAGTGGTAGGCCATGACGATATCATTGGCCCGGTGGAAAGGGACACGGTAGTGAGGGAAGGGCGGCCGATGGTCTTAGTCCGGGTTCGACTCCCGGAGGCTGACGAAACAAAAATAAATAATATGGAAAGATCTGATTCTATAAAGGAAATAGCCAACGCCCTTTGCGAGTTTCAAAAAAAGGTAGGCAAAATAAAAAAGGATAGCAATAATCCTTTTTTCAAAAGCAAGTACGCATCGTTGGCAAACATATTGGACGTGATCCAATCTCCGTTATCTGAGTGCGGGTTATCGATAACACAGATGCCAACAGGTGAGAACGAGCTTGAGACGATATTGATGCATATTTCCGGAGAGTATATTAGCTCAACATACTCAATGAGGCCTTCTAAGAACGATCCTCAAGGTGTAGGATCTTGTATTACCTACCAACGAAGATATGCCATAGGCGCAATACTATGCTTGAATATTGACGATGACGATGACGCAAACATAGCGAGCGGTAATACCGCCCAAAAGGAGCAGCCTAAAAAGGCTAACTCCAACGAGAAGAAAGAGCTTACGAGAGATCACATAAACAATGAGAGTGCCATGGAATCCATATCTAAGTGGATATACAAGAACGAGAAGAAGGCCAAGGAATCCAACCAGTCTTTCTCCATGGAGAGCCTTATAAACAAGTCCTACATCGTCGGAAAGGTGGAAATGGAATCCATTATCGAGATATACAACAACTATAAAATAAACAATAACCTGTCATGAGCAAAGAACTAGAGCTAAGCGGCAAGACCCCGCTAACGAAAAGCGATATCGAGGCTTTATCCATAGACCTTTTGAACCCGGTACTGGAAGGTGAGGTAGATCCCGTATCACACGTCGTCAAGTTAAAGGCGATGCAAGAGACCATCAAGAGGACGCTGGACGATGACCGGATGAAGGACGCTGTCCTTTCCGAGATCGAGAAATACGGGAAGGAGCGCTCTTGGAACGGGGCCACGGTCAAGATAAAGGAGACAGGCGTATCCTACGACCACTCCAATTGCAATGATCCGATCTACGCTAGGCTGATCGAGGAAAGGATGCTTCTCGATGCCAAGATAAAAGAACGGGAGGCGTTCCTGAAGACGGTGCCGGATAATACCACGGTCATTGATGACGAGACCGGGGAGATATACACGATCCATCCGGCGATAAGGATGGCTAAGATGTCATATTCTATAACATTCAACAAAAAATAATCCACGCATGCCGTGGCTACGGGACGGTGGTTATCCCTGCCGTGGCGAATAACCGACCGCCCCGCTTATAAATCTAAAATTTAAAATCATAAACATTATGGCAAATTTATACGGCTCAATATGCTTGAGCGACATACCGAAGGAGTTGATGAAAAAAGTAATGACGGCCAAGGGAGAGAAGATCTTCCTCAATATCTCGATCGGGGAGAAAAAAGAGCCTGTCACGTTCGACACGCATAGACCAGAATCGCCGAAAACGCCGACGAGATGACAAGGCCGATGTTCCCATTACACATCT